TTCAGGTAATGCAGTAGTTACAGCTATTGAAAATTCAGCGTCACTAGGTGATGTTCAAACAGTAAGTTTGAGCTTTAGTGGTACTGGTCAATTAGCTACAGATTTGACACCGTAAGGTAAATTAGAGTCATGGGCATTTCTACAAAAGCAGGTAAAAAGCTATTGAAAGAAATAGCCCGTGATTATAATGAATACCAAGAAAGATTATTCACCAAACTAGTTACATTAACCCCTATAGACACCGGACAAGCACAGCGTGGTTGGAAGAATGTTGAGAAGATGGGCAAAGTTATTGAACAAGGTGGCAAGAAGATTGTTATAAGAAATAACATAGAGTACATTGAAAGGTTAGACAAGGGATACAGCAGACAAGCAAAAGCCATTGTAAAACCAGCAATAAACAAAACAAGGAAACCATAAAATGAGTAAAGAAAAACAATCAGTATTAAACAATGCAAGAGGTCACTTTAAGAGTGCCCTAGCACAAGAAATGATGAAGATAGAAGTTCCAGAGTGGAACGCAACAATTTATTTTAAGGCAGCAACTAGCTTTGCAGTAGAACAAAAGATTATTGAACTACACGCTAAAGGACACATGGTTGAAGCTCTAGTAGAAACGCTATTGAATAAAGCGTTACTTGAAGATGGAAAAAGAATGTTTGCACCAGCAGACAAGATTGTTTTCATGCGTGAAGTTGATCCAGAAATTATTATCCGTGTTGTAGCGGAAATGAATGAGGCTAAGACAGCGGCAAAGGAAGCATTGGGAAACTAACTGAAGATCTAGACTTACTGTTTATCTTTAAGATAGCAGAAACTTTAGGTCATACAGTGCATTGGGTGATGAACAATGTCACCAGTTTAGAAATGGAGTCATGGGTTAAATACTTTGACTATGTTGCTAAACAACAAAATAAAAGGAAATAATAACTATGGCTACCAATCATAATATTACAATTACAGCTGACGCCAGCAGTGCTAAAAAAGGCATCAAGGACACAGACAAAGGTTTAGCGGGTTTAACAGCTAGTGCAGGTAAGTTTAAGGCAGCCATAGGAATTGCAGCCGTGGCAATGGGTGCAATGGCAGTAGCGGGCAAGATACAAGATACAATTGATAGTATGGATAACTTGGCCAAAAGTGCAAGAGCGGCAGGCGCCGCAGCAAGTAATGAAGCATTCCAAGGTTTCCAAGTAATGCAAAAAGCCATGGGTGAAGCAGGCATTGACGCTGCTACATTTGACAGGGCTATGCTTCAAACAACAACAAGATTAAAAGCAGGTACAGAAGGACAAAAGTCATTTGCGGCTATCACAGACAAACTAGGTGACAGTATCAAAGATGCAAATGGTGAGATTGCTAGTGGTCCAGAACTACTTAAAGCAATGATGAATGCCTTAAATGAAGGTACAATTACAACAGAAGAATTTGCTAAAGTTGTTGGTGGGCGTGCAGGTCCATTAATTCAACAACAATTTGCAAGTCTAAACACAACTGCAGAAGACCTAGAAGCAACACTTAGTGATGTTGCTAAAAACTCAAACATTGTAGATGTTAGTGCGGCAGAGAATGCAGAAAAGTTTAATGATAACATTGGTAGATTAAAAGAAGGCTTGGGTCAGATGATGACTGATGCTATTACACCATTGCTTCCAATGTTGGTTAAATTTACAGAAGATATTATGGAGAAGTTGCCAGATATCATTGCAAGTGTTAAAGGTGCATTAGATAACCTAACACCTGTATTTGAATTACTTGGCACAATACTAACAGACATTGTTTGGCCAATACTAAGCAAGGTATTTGAAATACTAGGAAAGGTTGCGGAAGCAATTGCACCTTTGGTAGAAGCTTCAATACCAATGCTAAAAGAAGGCTTTGAAATAGCCGGTGAAGCAATTGATAAAGTTGTAGTATTTGTACAAAAATTAATTGACAAATTATTAGCAGTTCCAGAAAAAGTCAAAGAAATGAAAGACGCAGTGCTTGGTGGATTTACTGAAATGAAAGACGGTGCAGTAGAAAAAGCCAAAGACATGTGGTCAGGTGTTACAAGTTGGTTTGGTAAAACAAATGAAGAAGTATATGAAAACTCATTTGTTCCAGATCTAGTTCAAGCAGTTTTAGGCTGGTATGAGAAAATGAAAACTGGTACAATAGCTAAAACAAAGCAAATGCATGATGGTGTAACCAAAAACTTCAAAAACACTAATACAGTTGTTGAAGACACAATGGACAAAAGCGGAAATGCAACAACTGACTTTGTTACTGGATTCAGCAATGACTTTAACAAAATATTAGCAGATGGATTAGCAAATGGTAACTTAAACTTTGATAGCTTTGCAGGATTATGGAAGTCAACACTAAGCACTTTAATACAAGACTCACTAAGCGGTACTAACAAAATAGGCAGTATGTTTGGCAACTTATTTAGTGGTGGTGGTAAAGACGGCATTGGTAACTTTGGATTCATTGGTGACTTCTTTGGTGGACTGTTTGGCGGTGGCAGTGCCATGCCTGCTATGCCATTGGGATTAGGTTCAATTGGTAGTAGTTTATTTGGCGGCTTCTTTGCAGATGGTGGTACACTAGGCGCAGGAAAATTTGGCATTGCTGGGGAGGCTGGACCTGAGGTTATAAGTGGTCCAGCAACAATTACACCAATGGATGAAATTGGTGGCAGTAAACCTGCGGTAAATATAACTATACAAGCAATTGACACACAAACAGGAACTGAATTCCTGTTAAAGAACAAAAAGCAAATTGAAGGCATTATACAAGGTGCTTACAATAGACGCGGCAAACAGGGGATTTATTAATGATAAACATTTACACATATCCAAACAATCCAAGCACAGGTTACATTAATCCAACATGGTATGGTTCAACCACAGGTGGAAGTGAAACAGGATATTACAAAAGAATTTTAGACCTAAAAGACGGAACATACAAGGCTTGGGCTACAGGACAAACAGCACCAGTAGATAGTGTAAGTGATCTTATTACAGCAACAGGTAAATTCCACAAAGGTGTACAAACTGAAAATGGACTAGAGAACATTATGATATACAGTTATTATAATCAACCTCTGGTTACACTTGACAGTGTACTAATTAACACAGATATAAGTTCTAGTGACACTGATGCAAGTCCTGCCGTAAGACTCACAGTAACAAACAGTGATGATTTTGTTGATGGTGATCAAGTATTACTAACTGGATTTGATGGAACACTAGCTGATCAAAACAATCTCAACTATTATGCTGATGTTATTGATAGCACTACAGTAGATTTATACTATGATAGTGCATTACAAGATCCATTAAAATATTTTAGTATAATTACTGGCCAAGCAGTGCCAAGCATTGACTATCATACCTCAACACCATTAACTAGTTTAGTTCATGTAACGCTAACAGGACTAGGAGCAGCATTTGATTTTGCTAATATAACTTTTGATACTACAGGTGGTAGTAACCTAGCACAAGATAGATTAGCTAGTATGGGACAATTTTTTGTTAGACATAACACTGGTAATAATTTTGATTTATATCAACAAGCTGGAGGCGGCGCAGGATTAACAGTAGATGATTTCCTAAATGAAGATACACCTGATATAAATTATACTAATTTTGGAGTTAATGACCAGGCTCTTGATTATGTTGTTAGCGGTAATACAATTAATTACAAAGTAGCTGCAAACCCAACTAGTGGATTAATGTACGCACTTCAGAAAAATAATTACAGCAGTGCAGGTGATTTGTATACTGATGATATACCAGGTATTGACCATAATGACTTATTTACGCCAGATTCAACAGGTGATACTAGTGTTGATGCAAACACAGCATTTCACACTACAATGTATCATTGGGGAATGACGGATACTTCTTTAACATATCCAGATTATGGTTATTATGTTGAACCACAATACTATGATGTGGGATCTACTACAGTTCAGGTTAACTTATTACCAAAAGATGTTGGGACTAGTTCTGGAAATATTACTTACGGAGACAACAGGCCAATACCAAGAATTCAAGCAAATTATGATGAGCTTTCAGACACTGACGGTGGGCAACAAAACAACAACGCCATAATGTGGAATATTAACAGAAATGAATGGGTTTTAAGTAGCTCTACTAGTTCCAACAAAATAACCGCTGATGGCAAAGACTGGAAGGTCAATAGTGTATATACTAGTAAAACTCAAGTAACCCCACAAATGGCTACAACCACAAATGGAAATACACCATGGGGTGTTCTTGTTGGTACGGGCGCAATGAGTACAACAGAAGACACTAATAACTTTCAAAGTTATATGAAAACAGAAGTAATATGGAATCCAAACAGTACAACTGACATGCATCCAATAGAACTTGAACTAACATTTCATAATGGTCAAAACACAAGTTACACACCACCTACTCCAGCTATTTGGCAAGAATTAACTGACCTTTGGGATGGTACTAACACTGAAGGAGGTGTTTGGGCTGAAGTAGTATGGAATGATGGTGATGCAGGTATTCCAGTAATATTAATTCCAACAGCAAAAACAGCGCTTAGTGGTGTACTAACAAAATTTACATGTACAATTTTTGATGCAAGAATATGGGATGTAGATTATGGAAAACTTTCAAGTGGTTCACAACTTCCAACAGAATCTCAAGGCTCTCATCCAAATTTTGCAAATAACAGATACAACGCTTACCAGTTTGATCTAGTAAGAAGTCAATGGGCCCCAGAGACTACAGGAAGCTATGGCTCAAATTGGCAATACGGTCCTTTTAACAGTGGAAGTCTAGATATATTCACAGCTGAGCGTCCAGGTAAAAATGGATTACCATTCTTTAATGATTACAAACTTCCTGGTTCTAGTGCAGTGTCTCTTTCAAGTTTCTATCCAGGACCCGGTGGTCCAAGTCAAAGTGTATTTACTACAACCAACAATGATACATATTTTGATAAAATACGCACAGGAACTCTTGCTTGGTCAGTTTTAGGTGGTGGATTTAATGGTGCAATGAAATTACTCACATCTAGCAGTACAACTAAAACATTTGCTATATGTCCTGCTACAGGTGGTACTACATCTAACCCAACAGCTATTGATTGGTCAACACACTTAACGCTAACCAGTAATCAACTAGCAGGTGCACTAACTAATCAAGATACAATCTTTACAGTAAATACACATGCATTTACTAATTATTTTCAAACTTCAAATCTAACTGGTGCTAATGAAGATATCTACTTTATATCAGACAAAGTACGCTATTTAACAATGAAAGATGTAGCAGGAACTACTGCCACAGTTGGTGCTAATATTACAGATAGTACTACAGGTAATATTGCACTAACAGGAACACACAATCACAAAGGTGATAATCCACACATTTACTTTCCAGGTAATCAAACATATCAACAACGCACAGGTGCTAGTACATATGTAAATGGTGCAACAGTAAGTGATAACTTTTATGACATAGATTCATATGTTACAGATGATTTCACAACTGGAACAAAGCCAGCGTTGACTGTGAGTCAAAGCACAGAAGGTTATCTCAACGGAGTTAGTTTAGGTAGCACAGGTAGAATTACAACTGGGCAAAAGATGTTACAGATCAATACATTAGCAGATACATACACACCACCAGCACTTACACCAGCAGAACAAGAAGATGTATGGGATACAGATGATGAATGGACAAGTGATGGAGCTACTACACCAGAAAAAGTTTGGCCAGATCATGTAACACCACAGAGTGCAGTTATTAACTATAACTCACCTACATTAGTTAACAATAGCCAAAGTGGTATCAAGTATACAAGAAGTGTAGGACATACAAAATGGAGATTAGAAGTAACCTATCCTCCAATGAGTGCAGAAGATTTCAAACAGTTCCACGCAATTGCACAAGCGGCACATGGACAAAGCACACCATTCTACTTTAAGTTAAGAAACAAAGATGGTGTTAACATACTGTGGAGTGACTTCCATGATAATCCATACAATAACAAAACAATAGCACCAAGACTCAAAGATCCAATAACACCAGGTGATACTACAATGTTAACTGAAGGCTTTTTAAGCAATGAAGTTATTGCGTTTGAACGCGGTGAAGTGTTTATTGATGGTGAAAATGAAAATGGTAATCTACACACAAGTTTAAGTAGTACTGATGCAAACATATATGGTGAAGCTAAAATACGCACACCTTGGCCATTTAGAACAGCTCAATCTACAGGTACAAAAATATACAAAGACCCATACTGGGCAATTGTTACACTAGGTGATGATAACTTTGAATACCAAGTTGATGTTAACAATTATTATTATGTTAGCGTGGCATTTGATTTAGATAGTTGGAAATAATAGTATGGCAACCCTAGAACAAATAGTAGCAAAAGAAACTATACAATACTTTGATTGTGTTGAAATAGCAATTGATGCCACACACACATATTATCTCACACAAGCACCATTTAATCTAACACTAACAGATGGCAACACATACCTTGCCGCAGGTGGATTATTACAAATGACTGAATTTGTTGATAATGCAAGTTTTAGTATTGAACAACTAGAAGTACAACTAGCAGGTATTGTTAGTTTGCCAACAGGTGAAACAGTGCTAAAAACTATACAAGAGCTAGAATACATTGACAAACCACTAACAATTTACAGAGCATTTATGGAAGACTATGATGTAGCACATGAAGTTGTGTTATACAAAGGTTACATCAACAGTATAAGTGCAGCACTTGGTGATCAAGGTGATAGTACAACTGCAAGTATTAGTACTGCTTCACACTGGACAGACTTTGACAGAGTTAGCTCAAGATACACAAATCAAAACAGTCAGCAAAACATACACCCTGCTGATAACGGATTTAGTTTTGCCAAAGAAGTGCAAAAGGAAGTACAGTGGAAAGAAAATGCGTAGTGAAGATCAAATGAAACTGGGCTTATGGTTAGCCACTAAACAATGGCAACCTTGGGCACGCGGTACCAATGATTGTTGCACACTGTTTATGGAATACCATGATCATATGTTTGGCACAGATACTGTAAAAAGCATATACGGTAAATACAATGACTTAAGAAGTGCAATCCGTTTACGCAAGGAGTTTCCTACTGTAGACAAATGGTTTCCAGAACACGGTTATCACAGTGTACTCAAACCTCAAACTGGAGATATAGTAATGGTAGAACAAAGATGGTTTCCAAGCAGTTATATAATATGTATGGCGCAAGCGTGGGGTCTCACAGATGACTCAAAGCGTATGACAAAACATATTATAAACAAACCACAAGCAGAATACAGTATATGGAGACATGAATCATGGGCCTAAGTGCAGTAGCAAAATTCTTTATCCAACTAGCAGTAACTCTTTACAGTTATAACCAACAGCGTAAAGCACAAAAGAAAGCTGAGCGTCAAGCAAGAGCGGCTAGATCAAATGTATTAATCAACAAACAATCAAACAATGATCCCATATATGTGTTATACGGGCGTCAGCGTATGGGTGGAACAAGAGTATACATAGACACATCAAACGGAAGTGGTGATCTAAGTGCAACAACAAAACTTAACATGGTTATTGTTATGTGTGAAGGTGAAATGGGTACAGTTAAACAAGTGTACTTCAATGACACTATAGTATGGGATGATAGCAACGGTGGAACACTAAGCTCAAACAGCAACGGTGGTTATAGTTTAGGTGGATGGATTAGTAAATATGCACCAACAATTACAAGCAACTGGTATCCTGGAACAGATACACAAACAGTAGATACAAGTTTACAAGGTAGTGTTGGAAGCAGTGTATGGACAAACGCTCACAGATTACAAGGTGTAAGTTATTTTACAATGTTATTAGAAGCAGATGGTGAAAAGTATGGTGGACAATTACCAACAGTTACATTTGTATTAGAAGGTAAAAAGATCCTAGATGTAAGCACACTAGTAGATGGTGATACAGATGCTACACTAAATTCAGGCAACTACACAAGCAGTCAAAACCAAAGCCCTGCAGATGTGTTGTATGATTATTTAATCTCAGAAGTATTTGGCAAGGGATTAGAAAGAGATGAAAACGGAGCCTATATAGCAGGCAAACACATAAATTTAGCCAGTTTCCAACAAGCAAGATTAGATTGTGCGGCAGCTAGAAGCGGTCAGGGATTTAACATCAATGGCTTCCTACAAACAGAAAAACAATTGTTTGATAATGTAGGTGAGATACTAGAAACATGCAATGGTATATTGTTATTTGTTGATGGCAAGTATGAATTCCGTATTAAAAAGCCAAATGAACAAGTGGGT